CTCCGCTTCAGCGCCCCGCTGTCGACCGGCGTACGTCGCTTCGCTTCGGTCATCTCGATCTCGGCCTCTGCATGAAGTGCAATACGCGCCTCACGCAGCGTGCCCCCGATAATTCGCTGGAGCTCCCCTTCCACATGCGACATGTCGAATGCGAACGTCGTCTCCAGCTTCCCGTAGGCCACGGTTACTCTCCTGAGTCTCCGTCCCATCCGAGGGACACAATCGTGTAGAAGCCGCCACCCGACCGCCGGGCCAACGATTTTACATCCACCACGTTTCCCACTTGACCCGACGGGAGTGTGAACGTATCACCGTCCGGATTCACGGTCACATCCCGTAAGAACGTGACCCGCGCGCGACTGATCTTCGTATCGCCACCGGGCGACCGGATCTCCGTCGTCTTGTACTCGACGATCCCGTAGCGCGTCACCGGGGTTCCTGCCGTCGGCTTCAAATACCCGTCCACCGACGCCGTCGGTGTATGCGTCACGGCCACCTGTGCCGTCTCCGAGAAATTATCGGCGAATTCCGTCAGCCGGCCGATCAGTCGATCGAAGTCTACCACTAGGCACGCTCCAACCGAATCATCCCGTCTCCGCCCACCGCATCCCGTGGGGTGCCGTAGTGCGCGAGACCGTAGATGACCGCATCCGGCAACACCTTGCCGGTCGGATTCTTAAACGTTGCTTCGATCGGCCCGGCTTTGAACGACAGAATGCCGTCGGTCTGCGCCGTGTTGTCCGCCGTGCGGTTGCCGTCGAGCAAATCCGACGCCAACTGTGCGGTCATCTCTTTCAGGTCCTGTGGGATGACCGTGTCTTCCACGTAGAATGCGCGGCCACAGCAATTTCTGGAGGCTAGTGACGACGCTTCCGAACCAGTCGAACTGCTCGTCCAGTAGCCGCGTCGCCGTAACGAGCGCTCGGCACTTCTCGTCGTCAGTCGCGGCATCCCACGTCTCTGAGAACGGCGAGCTCTCGAAGTACGCATCGGCCTCGGCGACCGAGCAATACGAAGTCGCGTTGGAAGCCCCGGGCGTCGTTACGGCGCTGCAAGCCATGATCGATTACTCCTCGTCTTCGTCGGCCAGCGTCTCGAGCTGCTTGTCGATCGCGTCGACCACCTTGGTTCGCGCGTCGGCGTTCAGCTCCATGTCGCGGTAGACGCCCAGCAGCACGGGATCGGTGCTCTTCTTGATGAACGCAATCGCGTCCTTCTGCGTCATCTTCAGGAACGGCGGTGCCTCGAGCTCACCGACGGGCGCAGTGTCCTGAGCCGGTGTACCCTCGGGTACGTGCACGTCCGGGTTGAAATCCGCGTCGTTGATGACCGCACGTTCTCCGGTTGCTTTCATACTGACCACTCGGGTCTTGGGAAAATCCATCATCTGCTCCTTGAGTAGGAAGGAGAACGTCCCGGCCGTCCGCGACGACCGAGACGTCTCAGGTTATCGAACGCGAACTACGTGCCGATCGCGATGCCGGAGAACGTCTCCGTTCCCGTCGACGCGATGAGTGTGCAATTATCGGTGGCCGTGGGCTTCCACGCGTACACGTTCACGGTAGCCACCGAAATGTCGTAGGTGAGTACGGTCGTACCCACCCCAGGTGCGGCGGTCCCCTTGAGCGTGAGACACACCGCGACCACCGAGGTCAGACCCGTTGCCCACGCCGTGGGGTTGGAGCCGTCGAGTGCCATTTCGACGCGTGCGACCTTGTAGCCGGCCGCGACGCCGATCACGCCCTTGAGCGTCGCCAACAGATTCGCAATGGACACGGCCTTGCGAATGTTGGTCGACGTGCTGTTGTAGATCTCCAAAAGCCACGAGGTCGTCGGCGTGGTGACCACGTCGCCGGACCCGATGCTCTGGGAGCCGCTCGGAAAGTTCTTGGGATTCGACATGTCTGCTTCGCTCCTAGTAAATGGTAGGCACAGACGCGACGAACGGCGTTAGGCTGAACCCAGTCCTACTCACCGGGCGCTCGCCCGGTCCGTCGTCAACGTCTGTGCCATCCCGGTGAGGTGCGCTAGCCGGCGAGCCGGCAGCCGAGCTCCTTGCGAACGCACTTGGAGCCGTACAGCATGTCGTACGAGAACCGCGTGCGCTTGTGCTCGCGCGTCACCTCGAGGCGAAGCGTGAGACCGCTCTCCGGATCGACGACGGACTGGAAGTTGCCCAGACCCATGCCGGTCGTTTCGAGCGGACGGTTGGCGAACGCGAAGCAGTCACGGTGGATTTCGAGATTCACCACGTGGCTCGCTTTGAACGTCACCGCGGCGTCGTTGGCCCACGCGACCTTCGCGGCCGGGTAGAACACCATATCGCCGTCCGTACCGGACAGGTCGGTCGCCGACGTCACCTTGTACGTCTGCGTATCGCCCGCCACCGTGAACACGTCGCCGGCCGACGCCTTGGTCGTCAACCCGTCGAAGTGCACCGTGGTGTCGCCGACTTCGACGTCGGCCTGATCCACGAGCACCGTACCGGCCGCACCCAGCGTGTGCGACGGGATGTTCTGCGACATGAGCCAGAGCGCACCCATCTTCCGGCCGATCTGGCCGTTGACGATGACCCCGTCTCCGCCGCCGAACGACGCATCCTGGAACGCCCGCAACATCAGCGCGTTGCCTTCGGCATCCGGGTCGAGCACGACGAACCGGTTGTCCTTCGGGCACAGCTGCTTGTTGAGGATCTTCCGCGCCTGGACGTGTTCCGACGTGTCCACCGCGAACGGCGTCGTCCCCGCCACTCCGGCGAAGCCGAACAGATCCACGTAGTTGGCCAGGATGTCGGTGTCGACCTGGTTGGCCAGCGACTTGATCGCCTCCGCAGCCTGCAGCGGGATGAATCCGTTCATCGCCTGCAGCATGTCCTTGTCATCGAGGTAGAAGGGCGCTTCCTTCCACTTGTCCAGCGGAATCGAGACGCTGGTCGGCGTCTGCGATGCAGTGGACGGCGGCGTCGCCGCGGCCGTGACATCCTGAACCGTGACGGCCGACGCGATCGGGACGTCAATGGTGGAGCCCTTGGAGCCGGCCAGCGCCGAATACCCCGTGTTCACGATTCGCGGCATCACAATGGTCTGCCGAAGGGCAATCAGGCCCTGCGCCAGCAACTGCGGGATGACCGCACTCAGATCATTCGCCATTACTCACTCCTTGGAAAGTTGTTATCCGTTCATCCCGACCGCCACCGGCGACCGTTGGTACGTCCCCGACGTCCTCAATTCTTGACTTGCACCGTTCCGTCCGCAATCCCTTTCAGGTTGCGGCCGAACTCTTCCGCCGACGGATTGACCAGTACCTTCACTGGCGCACGACCACCGGACGTCCCGCCCGGAGCCGCACCACCGCCGGTTGAATCCTGCACGAGATGCGTGGCCGAAGCCAGCTCCCGTTCGGTCCACTTGCCGAGCGTTAGCGGTGCGCCCGGGTTATCCGGGTCCAACACCGTGGTCCCGTTCTTCTCGGCCACCACGGTCCCGCCCTTCACCGTGAACCCAGCGTCACGGGCACGCCGTTTGAAATCGTCGATCGCCGTCGGCTTGACGCGTGCCGTCGTGGCCATCTCCACGAGCTGCCCGTTGAGGATCGCATCATCCGCGCGCGCCTGCTCCGCTTTGAGCTGCATACCGAGCGTCGTGATCTGCTCGGTCAACGGCTTCGTGTGCTCCTCGAGCAGCGTCTTCAGTCGCGCCTCGTCAGCGTCCGCATCGTCCGGTTTCTTCTTCGCCTTGAGGGCTTTGACTTCTTCCGGGTCGATGCCTTCGAACTTCTTCTTGAGCGTGGTGACCTCGCCGGCCAACGCGTCCTTGTCGCGCAGCAGGTTGATGTTGTTGGTGCGGAACTCGTCGAGCCGCTCCTTCGCTACCATGCCGTCCACGTCGAGGTTGAAGTTGCCCTTGTCGTCCGTCTTGTAGAACGCACGCACCGCCTCAGGCAGCGCCGTGTGCTCTGTTGCCGAAAGCACCGCTTTCAGTCCCATGATCGTAACCGTCCTTCTGAATCATCGCGTCCACCCTGGACACGAAGCTAGTGCACCGACAAGCCCAACGCGCATCGACATCGCGTGTGGATCGGTGGATGTTGCACGCTCCGTCGAATCCTCGAGGAGCTAAAGAGTTCGTTCAAACGTCGCTTCTGTCCGTCAAGTGAACGACAAATCGGACACGCCCGACTATCGGCCATCCACATCTTCCGCGCACGCGAGCTCAGCATCTTCGCCTTCGCCGCCGTACGCCATCCGGTCAGAGTCCCGAGATTTGCGTGATCCGTCAATTCGGTCTCCGCAATCGCCGAGGCCCGTTGGCGAATCTTCTTCGCCGCAAACGCCGCCACCCGATCTTTCAGCGTCGTCCCGGTCACGTTGTTCTTAATCAAGTACTCTCGATACAACGCCACCGACCGCGCCTGCATCTTCGTCAACCCAACCATCGGACGAAGCTCTCGCGCCAACTGATCGGGACTCAACCCGCGCTTGGTCGCATCAATCACCGCCTGACGCAATCCCGCACGCGACGACGCCGTCAATTGCGTCACCAGCCGACCGGCGTTCGCTTCAGCGGCGGCCACCACATTCTGGTGGATGGTAGTCAACGACTCCGTCGTGACCGAGGCCACCGAGATCCGCGCACTCTGCTCCACGACGCGCTGCAGCAACGTAAGTGATCGACTCAGTGCCGGCCGTACCAACGTCGCCTTCACCAACGCCGCCACTGCCGTCGGTCCACGGAGTAAGGCCGCACGCAACGCATTCTCCCCGATGTCCCGTTTCAGTTGCGCAAAGGCACGAACCAATTCCCGGGTCAGCGTGTCATGCTGCGTTCCGAGAACGCGTTCCAGTTCTTCGAGCGTACGAATGCCGGGCATTACAGCTCGTCATCCGGAGGCACCGGCGTCTTCCCCTTGCCTTTGCCTTTCACCGGCGGCACGAGGTCGTTCGGATCCAGCGGCAAATCCTGTTGCGGATCGTCCTCCGAATCCTTGTCGATATCGGTTTTCTCGTCCTCTTCGGTTCGCTCCGGGGCCATGACCTCGCCGCGCTTGAGGTTGAAGAACAGCGTGGTGAAGCTAATCGCGCCCGACTGCCACGCGGTGACCAACGCGGTCAACTCCTGCGGCGACAGTTTGACGTCGAAGAACTCGCGGTTCAATTCGAACTGCACCGTATCCGCGTTCAACACGGACATCCACTCGGCCGTCCACTTCAAGAGCTGCGTGATCCCCTGAGAGAACGTGGAGGCAATCGTGGCGAGCACCGACTCTTCTCCCCGATGCCGTGTGCGAACCGCTTCGGCCGTCTCTTGCACTCGCGTCGGCTGGCCTTCGAGCAGCCGTGCCCCGAGCACCGCCATCTGCGCTTCCTTCTCGGTCAACGCTTTCTCGAGCGCGGTCAACCCCTGGCCGGTGAACTCCAACATGCCCGCTTTCGCGTTGGCATCGCTGAACTTCCACGCATTCTGCCCGCCGATGGTCAGTGTCGCCGTCCCGGCCACCCCAGAGACCCACGGCTGTGGCGTACCGCACCAGTGCCGTCCGTTCTCCAGATCCGCCGACGACCGGTAGTGCGAGAGGTTCACATCCACCAAGTCCAACAGCGGCGGTTTCTCGCACTCCAGCGTAATTGAGCGGGACGAGAACCCGACAAAGGGAATGTAGGGGAGCGGCGCACCCTTAATCTGGGGCACCTGCTCCTCTTCGAACTTGACCCACTCGATCGCCGTGTCCGCAACGCCGGTCACCATCGACCCTTCGGTCGTCTTCGTCTTCTGCCGCCAAAGCTGAACCGTATACCGGCCCTCGGTCAGCGACAGTACGCGGTACTGCTCGATTTCCTTGCTGTCGAAGACACCGCCCTCGGTGACACACTCGAACAGTACGACGAGCATCAACTTGCGTTCGCCCTGTTCCCAGCGATACTCCCAGTTGACGATCTGGTCGGCGCGGTACACCACCCAGTACGGCTTGATGTTGAGCGCACCCGCCTTGGGCACGTCAAGCAGTACCCCGAGTCGACCGATCTTGAGCGTCTCGTCCAAGTTCTTCTGAACGAACGCGGCCAGCGTATCGCCGTTGCGGGTGACGTCCTTCTCCCACTCCTTCAGCACCGGCGGCAACTTCATCGTCGGGGCCTTGCGCATGATCGTGCCGCTCAACCCGTGCACTGTCCGTGACGTGCAGTTGTAGAAGAGGGCGCGTTCTTTGTATCCGCGGTACTCAACGGCGTCCTGTCCCCCAAGCTGGGGCAAATACGTCGTCGCCGCCGTCTTCACCGCATCGGTCCCGTCGTACGCATCGCGACAGCGCGACCACTGCGCGAGGTGATCCCGATACTGCGGATGTTTCGTGTCGACACCCATTAGGAGCCTCTCACCTTCACCACGGTCACGCCACCCTTCAGAGTCAACTCGTTGTGTGCGCCGCTGGCGCTATCCACCTGGTCATCGTGCGCGCCGCCCGGGAACACGCAGACCTCGTTGATCCACTCGGCGTTCCACCCGGCCCGCTTCAAGATGACCTTCCCATTCTTTGCACGAATCGCGAACGGCTTGGCTCGCGTCCGTTTGTCCCCGGTTGACTTCAACCCTTGGTAGTCAACCGCGCCTTCGCTCTCCACCAGGTCGTTCTTACGTGAAGTGGTGACCGCCTTGCCAGACGATCCGCCTTCCTCTTCTTCACGCACTTCGACCCCGGGTCCGTCCATTCGGGCGGCCATTTTCACTTGCTCGTCCGCTTGCGTCGAGCTCCACCGGCCGCGGATCACGTCTTCGATCAGCACACTCTGGTCGTCCAACAACGCCATCAGCGTGCCTACCGTCCAGTCCGGGTTGCGATTCTTCGACGACTGTTCCGTCGACGCCATATCCCAGAACCGGACGCGCCGCATCACACGATTCCGCGGTACCTCGTCAACGTACTTATCGAACCACGCACGCATGAACAGGGCACCGCCTTCGGGTTGCGGATCCTGTTGATACTGGGCTCGATAATCCGGATCCAGTAGTGTCGTCTTCAGCTCGTGAACAATCCGAGGCGGAAACCGAGACGGACACAGTGGCTCGCCTTCCGTCGTTCTCGGATCCCGCGGCCCAACACCCGGCACGGCCTTCGGGAAGTCGATCACCAACTTCTTTTCGTACTCCATCGGCAGAATGAGGCACTGGTAGCCATGCTCTTTGGCCCATCCCGCCACATCCCGCAGATGCCCACGCTGCATCGCAATGATGCGCCCGCACCGCGTTGGCGTGTTCACGCGATTGCTCCACACATTGCGGTAAAACTGCACCGTGCCTTCCCGTTCCGTCTCCGAGTAGATCTCGTTGAGGTTGTGCAAGTCGTCCGCACACAAAATGTCGGCCCCGCGTCCGGTCGCCGTGCCGTCAACGCTCGTACTGATCCGATACCCGCGTCGGTTGTTCTCGTAGTTCGTCTTCACGTTCTGGTCCGTCGTCATCTTGAACGTCGGTCGGCCTTTGCGCGCCCACCAACTTTCCGGACCCCACCGCGCTTGAAACCACGCACTGTCCAACAACCGTCGTGACAGGACTGCATGTTCCGTACTCAGGCCGCTCGAGTAGCTGCCGAACAAGAACCGCAATTCCGGCCACTTGATCCACGCCCACGAGGGCATCCCCACCGACATCTGCAGCGACTTCGTCGTTCTGGGTGGTTGACAAATGAGCAAGTTCTCGATCTCAAAGGTCGCCACCGCTTGCAGATGCTCACTCGTTGCGTCGAGGTGCCATCCCCCGATGAACGGCTTCTCCGGTTCCAAATTGTGCCAGCCCATTTCAAGGAACTGACGCAACGACCCGGCCCCGACCTCCGCTTCCAACGACAGTTGGTTGACCCCAGCGAAGGCCACCATTACTCGTCGTCCTCAATCGACTCCGGTGGCTCGTCCACCTTCGCCTTGGCGAGCAAGCCCAGGAGCACCACTTGCTCTTTCGGCTCCAGTTTGCTCCAGTCATGCCGATCGTTGCCCTGCGGTTTGTCCAAATGCATCTTGATGGACTCCACCGGCTTACCGTCGAGCATGTGCGTCGCGAGTTGCACGTACGGAAACGCCACCTTGGGATCGTACGAGAAGAGTCCCCGACGCAGTGCGCGTTTCACCGACGCCGGATTCTTTCCTACGAGCCGAGCGATGTACCGTCGAATACTGGCACGCAGCTTCCGTGCGCCCGGGACTTTGTCCTTCGCACCTTTCGGCCGTCCCCCTCCGGGGTTGCCGGTCTGAAAGCGTTTCGAGTTCGTCGACGCCCGCCGGGCCTCAACGGATTTGGTAGCCACCGGCTCACCTCATATCGGGTTCCGCGGTCATCCGTGTCGGTCCCGGCCACCGGAACAAACGACGGACCGCGTCTTCAATGCGCGAGAATCGCGTTGGCAATTCGTAGCAACGCAACTCCCGATGGGGACTCAGCGGCTCCGCCACCACGTACTGGTCCCACGGCGCGTTCAGCGCCAGTCCCACCAACCGACCCGGATCGTAGCAGACGGCGGCATTCGCTTTCTGCTGGGTCAGCGCGTGATAGTCGAGCAAGATCGTTCCACACTCACTGCACGCTTGCTGCAATTCGGTGGGTGCCTCCGCTCGATGAACGATGTACACGCGTTCCATCGTTTGCGGCGATCGCGCGTTCCTCGTCTGCAAGATCCGCAGCGTCCCTGGAATGAGCTGCATCTTCTTGCCGTCGCCCGTCTCCGGGCAGATGCCGTAGAACTCTCCACCGGGAGACAACGGCACGTAGTGGGTTCGCCCACAGGGCCCACCACACCGATACGATACGTCAAAGGGTTCGATCATTGTGTCCTCCCCGAGGACTAGTGAATTCCCGTACACGCTTTCGAACGCAACGACACCGTCCGTGGTCGGCGTTCAGAGAATTGGCGTCCGTCCGCCGCAAAGTGGATCACCACAAATTCTCCGTCGGCCCACACGATCCGCGGCACGCACCAACACGCGTCGGTCTCGTCGTGCATTCGAAGATCCGCGTCAGGCAGTACATGTAGTGCGCCGTCCATCGTTAGCGAACGCCGTAACACTCCCACGACACCGTAGCCGACGTCCCGCCGGTGCGGATCGCTTTGAAGTTCCGCAAGCTGGCCGCGCCGACAATCTCGATCACACTGCCGGCATTCACCAACTTGCCAACCGACGACGTCGGCGCGTCACCGGTTGTCCAGAACCGAAACGATGCGGTCTCGGTCACGCCGGTACAGCGCCCAACTTGCTTGTCCAATGTGGCACTGTCGAACATGGTCACACTGGCGGTAATCGTCATCGTCTCCTTGGTGAGCGCCGCTACTTGCGCGCATAGGAGTCCACTCACCCCGAGGCAGAGCACGAGCACGCATGAAAGAATTCGGGTCATCGGCACACCCACGTAATCTTGTCCGCCGCGGTGAAGACGCCGGTGAAGGTCAGCGTCGTGGTGGTCGCGATCACATTCACGGCCGCCACACTAGATTCGTTGTTGGCCACACAATGCGGCGCAACCGAGTAGGTGCCGGCGAACGTGATCACCCCACCCGTATCGCCGCCCGCACCCGTGGTCACCCGACCGGCGAAGTCCACCGACCCGGCTTCAATCGTTCCCGGAGTGACCCCGAATCCCGATGTCCCGGTCACGGTCGTGCCGCCCGCAATCTGGGCCGATGTCACCAACGCATTCGTCGTCAGTACCGTACTGTCCGCGTTCGGGAATGTGTAGGTCTTGGCCGTGCTGGCAGGACCGGCGATAGTGAAGAAGGCGTTGTTGGTACCGCCATTGGCCACCGGCAAGATACCGGAGACATGGCCGGTCAGCGTGACCTTGCCCCAGGAGGGACACGTCGTCGCGCCGCCACTGATCAGCGCATTGCCCGTCGCGGCCCCGGCCAATCGTCCCCACACGGTTGCGCTGGAGGCACACAGGACGTCGCCCTGCGCCTGGGAGGCGACGAGCAAGTTGGCGACCGGCAGATTCGTCAGGTTCTGTCCGCTCACCGCCGGCAAGGGATCCGGTAGGCCGCCAATGCTGCCCGCCGGGTAAATGGTGGTCTGGGCCGAGGCCAGTGATGCTGTCAAGAGCATCCCCAGCATCCACCCGAATAGCACGCGTCGTTCTCGCATCGTGTCCTCCCGTAATAACGATAGTTACCGCGTCGGCAACGGTGGCGTGGCCGGCGTCGCTTTCTTCACGGTCTTGGTGGTCCAATCGAATCGATCGCCGGTGCCGTCGTCCTTCCAGGTGCCGCCGAGCCCCGTGACGAGATCCTTCTCCAGCACTTTTAGTTCCTTGTCCAACTGCGCCCCGACGCCCTGCGCGGCATTCTGGAGGAGCGCATTGATGGTGCCCTGCGCGGCATTCACCGAGGCCGTCAGTGAGCGCACGCTTTCGTTCGCTTGTGCCGTCAGGATCTTCTGGGAGCCGAGGTCCGCCTGGCACTGCTGCAGCGGCGTCATGTCGACGCGACTGGTGGCCCGGGCGGGCGTAATAAGTAAGAAGGCGCTGAGCGCGAGCATCACGGACAGCACCCGAATCGCATTTCGCAACATCAACTGCATGGTTCTAATCCTCTCCAGAGTAGGTGGACACACGAAAACACAAGGAACGCAACCGGTGCATGCTTCTATCGAAATAATGCCGGCGGCACGTGCCCTGTGTGGTTTCGCCACGATGGCACAACGTTATTTCAAAATCATCCGCTTGATTTCTTGTGTTTTCTCGTGCCTTTCATCGTAGACCTCAAATTCTCACGAGGTTCGATCAGCAATTCCGGTCCCGTTTCGTTGCTCATTCGGGTTCACGCCGAATCCCCGCCCCCGAGGGGGTCTCGGCTGTTTTAACCCTTAATTGAACGGAAAACGTTTATTTAACTTAGGTTAGAAGGAAGTTTATCGACTTGGCGGCCCTCCCCTGGGGGCGCGGAATTCGGCGTGAATTTCACCGATGCACCAACCACCGTACGTACTGACGCATGATCATCCACTTTCCGCATTTCCTTCTTGACGAGATTTCCGCCCAAATTCAACGAGTTTATCGACTTTTATTCCCCGTAACCTGTTTCGTGCATTCGTCGGTGTTTATCAACTAGTTGATAAACGGACCCCGGGCCGAGCGATAATAAAGTTACGTGAAACCGACCCGGCACCGCCCGGGGTGCGACAGGAGACGACCAATGGGAAAGAGTGATGATGGGGGACCGGCGCTAGTAGAAGGCCGCATCCTTCCGATGTCTATCGAGTTATTCGAGCGCGAGTGTCTACACGTGGTGCGGTCTATTCCGCTTGACGATCCGCTGGCCGACTTGAACACGCGACAATTAGCTGTGAAGGCCGTGCTGCTGTGCCGAGAGTTCACAGATTACCGAGCAAAACAAGCCATGCTCACGGCGCGGCAGGAGACGTAGGAGAGATAGGTATGACGAAGCAGCAGATGTTCTGGCTTGGTATGCTCACCGGCGTCGCACTGATGACGATTGCGTCCATACTAGATTCGGTATGGCGATGACACCCACCGTCTGGAACCGCCGTGATCCCCGTACGCCGGAGAATGCGGTGTACGTCGGCCGACCCACGAAATGGGGCAACCCTTTTCTTCTTGGCCGCGATGGCAGCCGGGAAATGGTGGTATCCCGCTTTCGTGAATACCTGCGCGATCAGCCGGCCCTCGTAGCCGCCGCGAAGAAAGCGCTCAAAGGAAAACACCTCGTCTGTTGGTGCGCTCCGGAGCAATGTCACGCGTACGTCTGGTTGGAAATCGTCAATACGGAGACACTATGAATTATAATGCGTCGATCGCCCTCGATCAAACCCACCGCCTGTTGAGCGTGATACTGCTCGTGGTGTGGCTGTTCCTCTCCTTCGTGGGCACGCTATTCGTAGTGCGTGTGTGCGTTGGCAACGGATTAGAATGGACCTACGACGGCATCCACCACACCCTTGTGCTTGGACCCGTTCGTAATTAAGGAGGAAGCGATGGAATGGATTGGGACCTACGTCTGGATCGTCGGGAAAGTGATCGCCTCGTGGTACGTCGTCATCTTCGCGATGCACGACCACGGACATCGGGTGCGCGTAGCAGCCGAGAAGACCCGTACCGCCGAAACGCCGGGGACCGTCGCGGTTGTCAACACGCTGCTGGTGTTGGGGATCCTGTTTCTCATCTGGAGGACGCGATGAACGTACGGATCGGCGACCGCGTCTGGGATAGCGTCGACGCGCTGTTGGGCGATGCCTCGGCCGCGGCCGGGTTGCGCAACGAGGTGGACTCGCTTCGCTCCTTCATCGGCGCGTTGGCTGCCGAGTTCCCCAACGGCGTCCGGGTGAAGGTGAAAACCTTCGACGCGCATCTGAAGTGGACGATCACCTTCGACGCCTCCGACAAGACATATCTACTGTCACCCCACCCTACGACCACGATCACGCGGCCGCTAGCGGTATTCCCGGGCGTCGGGTTGGTCGTCGAGAAGATACGGACCTCGTGCGTTCACGGACGGACGCGGAAGACCGACCAGGCAGAGACGGTACGCGGACCCGGGTGGGGGAATACCGCCACGCAGCGGATTCTCCCGGTTGAACAGTGCCTCGACTGCGGTGCCATTCGCCGGGACGCCGGGCCGTGGAGGACCAATGGCTGAACCGATTGAACGTCGCTCCTTCTTACAGGGCCTCATCGCCTCGGTGGCCGGGTCCACCGCGTTGGTGACACTCGCCTCACCCACCGAAGCGGCGTTGCTGAAAGAACGCGACCCCGTCCGGGTGGTGCAAGAGACGCCACGGTGGGACCCAACCGCCGCCATGGCAGGACTCGACGTCTTTGTCCTCGGCCGGAAAGGCACACTGATTCCGGTCGGAACGTTGCGGTCCATTACGATCAAATCCGAGCGGCATGCGATCACGTCACTCGACGGCAGCTACGAGATGTATATTCCGTCGAGTATTCGAGCCGCTCGCGGCGAGTTCGGCGGGTTCCTGACGGATGAGATGGCCGACAAGTTGGGCGACCTATGACACCCAACGAATTTCTGTACGATGTTCTCACGCGTGTCGAAGACGAACTGTCCAAGATACGCAACGTCGGCCCGGTGATTGCCCAACCATGGTCAGCCGAGGTACGAGCAGAGGCATTTCACTTCCAGCTGCAGTTCTTCGGGCCGTTGGACGAAGAGCGGGTACAGGTCTGCGTCGGGTGTTTACTACAGTACGTACTCCAGAATATTCCCGGGTGGGTGGAGTTCATGACCCTGCCCGACCCACAGGTAGACGAACGGACCCGATGGACAAAAGTATGGGACCCAAGAAGCGGCATCAGCCTTCGCCTCGTGTGGCAGTACCTGCGCGTCAACTCCGAGCATCCACTGCATCGGGACGTGTGGGCGATCGACGGCCTTGTACGAAACGTGCCGGGTCTCTGAACATTCAATTTCACCCGGATGCATTCTCGTTCGTTGCCGAGGCCCTCGACGGCAAGGGTATCGAGAGTTTGATACATAAAGCGCTTGTCGCCGAGGCCGAGGCGTTGATGCATGAAGCGAAACAGCGTATGCCGTACAACTACGTTGAAGACGAAGCGACGCGATTCGAAAAAGCGAAAGACATTACGGAACAGGTGACGGTACTCAAACGGAGGTAGGACGGTGGAGATGTATCGACTGAGACACGGTGCCTGGCTGTTTGCCGGGGTAGAACGGGTAGGCAACGGACGCATCAAACGGGTGACCCTCGATGCAACGGGCGTGATGTCGGGGGATCGGCGGTTGTGGACCGACGCGGAGCTCACGCATGTCCGTCATCTGAAGAGCGAACTCGCTATTGCGGGAATGGAGTTCGTCCTCGAGCATCGCATCGCGGACCGGGATACGGAAGAGTGGGAGGTGGTGTCATGATCACCACGACCCGACAACTCGCCGAGGCCCTGGCTGCGCTACCCGAGGCGACCGTACTCGTCGGCGCATCCGAGCAACATGTAGGCATCCGTTTGGTGCCGACAACGGTTCACCTATCCTTCGACGGACGGGTGACCGCGCCGTGTGAGCAGCGGCCCTCGTGTTGGTACTGTGTGCGCAAGTGGACGCTGGTGGAGGGGATATGCCTGGACTGAAACTCCATCCAATGCTCGCCACGGCGTATCAACCCAAGTACGTGGAGCAGTGTTGGCGTGACTGGGTCCTGGAAGAGAAGCTCGACGGCCACCGCGTATTCATTCGAGTCGGCAAGCGGGTCACCGCCTATAAGCGGCCGCGTCGTGGTCAGATGCCGGTGGCGGAGCTTCCCGACCATCTGCGGACGCATCTCTCGTGGCTTCGTCCGGGACTGTACGACGGTGAGTTGCTGGCCGGCGATACGGCGACCGACGTCAAGCGCAAGGACCTGCAACACGAAGCACGCGTCGTATTGTTCGACGTGCTCGAACGCAACGGCACACTACTGATCGGGCAGTCGCTTGCCGCACGACGGCAGTATCTCGAAGAGGCGTACACCCGGTCATGGACCCCGGTGGTTCGGCTGATCGACCAAGCGACGGTACGTACCGAAGCGGATATGAAGGCGCTGGCCACGCGCATCATCAAGCGCGGCGGCGAGGGTCTGATGCTCAAACACCGGGTGTCGACGTACGAACCGGGCGAACGGACGCGTACGTGGTTGAAATACAAACGCTTCAAGACCGCGGCCCTTCGCGTAGTCGGGTTCGAAGAAAGCCGGGGTGAGAAAGTGAATCGCGGCCGCTATGCGGTGGTGTTGCTCCGTGATGCCCGAGGGAAAACCACCAGTGTGAAGACGCTGGACAACGAGCAGCTCCGACGATTCGAAGAGCGCGCACGGTCGGTCTCTGGGCATGCCCAACATCCGGATATCGGACGGATGCTGCGCATCGAGTTTCCCCGGTGGACACGCGACGGCGGCTATCAAGGACCCGTGATGTGGGACCGATGGGAGGACGAATGAAACCGACGGCAGAGCGCGTTGCGTGGTGGATTCTGATCGCCGTGGTAGCGCTGTTCGCGATGCACGGCATCACATACGAAGCGTACAAGGCGGGCTACCGCGACGGGATTCAATTTGCGATCGACCGGGTCAATCTCCAGATCGAACAGGTGGACCGTGCCAATACGCCCCGATA